TATGACTCAACAGAGGCAGACAACGCAACTTACAAGGCATATTACAGATACGCAACAGGTGAGACTGTCGTCACAACAAACAACGACACATCAACACCGACATTCGTTGCGTCTGAGACATTCACTATCCAAGCAAGTGCTAAGAACTCAACGACTTTAACTTCGGCGGTTACTGTTGCATTGAGTGGTACAACAGTTGCTGACTTCGTAAGTGATTTCAACAGTGCCAACGTTGCCAACACTGTAGCAAGTGTCACAGCAACAGGCGAGATCCAGATCAAACACACAGAAGGCGGTGTTATCGTACTTAAAGATACATCAGGTACTCCTGTTGCTGATGCTGGCATTTCAAGCACATTGGATAACGTTAGAGCAGGTAATGACTCAGACTTAGTATTATCTAACTATGTTCCATTAACATACACAGCAAAATTAAGTGAGCCTACACAGGATCCAGCAGATGGTACTTACTGGTACTACTCAGCGAGCGATCAGTGGGATATCATGATACAGGACGGCGGCGCTTGGAAGGGTTATCAGAACGTGGATCCAGATTCACGTGGCTATGACTTATCAGCAACTTCGCCAAACGGTCCTATCGTGAGCGCCAGTGCTCCAACATTACAGTCAGATGACTCGGCACTTGTGTATGGTGATCTTTGGATCGACACCAGTGACTTGGAAGACGTTAAGATCAAGCGTTGGCAGTCAGTGAGCTCAGTTGATCAATGGGTGACCATTGACAAGACGGACCAAACGACAGAGAACGGTGTGTTATTTGCTGATGCTCGTTGGGCAGGCAATGGCACGACAGATCCTGTCACCGACGACTTACCAACAATCAAGTCATTATTGACAAACAACTATCTTGACATTGACGCACCTACGGCAACATTATATCCAGAAGGTATGTTATTAGTTAACACTAGACGTTCCGGTTTCAACGTTAAGCAGTTTGATTCAAACAGATTTAACGGCGTTGACTATCCAGATGACACTTTACCGACTGAGAAGGATGCTTGGGTTACGGTTTCAGGTAACAAGGCAGATGGCTCAGCATATCAAGGACGTAAGGCTGTACGTAAGATCGTAACAGACAAGTTAAAATCAGGCGTGGACGCAAACACAGCGATCCGTGAGGAACAGAGACAGTTTAACTTATTAGCGGCACCTGGTTATCCAGAATTGATCCAAAACCTAGTAACATTAAACAACGACAGGAACAACACAGCATTCGTGGTCGGTGACACACCGATGAGATTGGAAGACACAGGTACTGCTGTCGTTAACTGGGCAACGGATGCGTTCGGTGCTGGTATTGACAGTGAAGACGGATTAGTAACAGCAGACCCATATGCGGCTGTGTTCTATCCATGTGGTAGGACAAACGACCTCTCAGGTAACACTGTTGTGGTTCCACCAAGCCATATGATGCTAAGAACGATAGTAAGATCAGATGAGATCGGTTATCCTTGGTTAGCACCAGCAGGTGGATTACGTGGTACCATCGATAACGCGACAGCACTAGGTTATGTCAGCTCATCAACGGGTGAGTTCACACAGACCGCTGTCAGACAGGGACTACGTGACACGTTATATGAGAACAAGGTCAACCCATTGACTAACTTACCGGGCGGTGGCTTACAGAACTACGGTCAGAAGACCGTAGCATCGACTCCATCAGCACTTGATAGGATCAACGTATCAAGACTCGTTGCTTACCTACGTGACAGATTAGAGACACTTGGTAGAAACTACATCTTCGAACCAAATGACACATTGACACGTAACGAGGTCAAGCAAGCGGCTGAACAGTTACTGAACGATGTTACTGCTAAACGCGGTATCTATGACTACTTGGTTGTGTGTGATGACACTAACAACACACCAGCACGTATTGATAGAAACGAACTTTATGTTGACATCGCTATCGAACCAACCAAGTCGGCAGAGTTCATCTACATTCCGATCAGAATCAAGAACACTGGCGACATACAGGCAGGTAATTTATAGTATAGAATAATATACGCAGATAATGGCACTTCGGTGCCATTTTTTGTGACCAGCAGTTGATAAATACGATACATAAGAAACAAGGAGAAATACACATGGCAGTTTCATCATTAACAAAAATGACAGTGCCTTTAGCATCAGATCAGTCTAATGCTACACAAGGTCTGTTAATGCCCAAATTAAAATATCGTTTTAGAACGGTATTTGAGAACTTAGGTGTTTCAACACCAAGAAGTGAACTAACCAAACAGGTTATCTCATTCGCTAGACCATCAGTGAGCTTTGATGACATGACTATTGACCTATACAACTCACGTATGAGATTGGCAGGTAAGCACACCTGGGAAGATGTCACAGTTGAATTACGTGACGATGCTTCTGGTAGTGTTGCCAAGCTCGTTGGTGAGCAGTTACAGAAACAACTAGACTTCATGGAACAGTCATCAGCCGCGGCTGGTATTGACTACAAGTTCATCACACGTTGTGAAGTGTTAGACGGCGGTAACGGTGCTAATGAACCAAACGTGTTAGAGACATGGGAACTATACGGTTGTTACCTAACATCAGTTAACTACAACGACTTGAACTACGGTGAATCAGCACCAGCAACAGTGTCATTGACTATTAGGTTTGATAACGCTGTACAAACACCATTGGGTGCCGGCGTTGGTACTAGTGTTGGTAGAGCATTAGGCGAAGTAGTTACAGGCTAATTTAGATGGCAGGCATCTTCGGGGACATTCTTAAGGGGTTCCTGGGCAGTGACTATCTAAAAGATTATAGGCACGCATCCAAGACCTTTAGGTCGGCTGGCTACGAGCTCGCACCACGTTACAAGTTTTTATTTCATGTGTATTTTAACTTGAACGTGGCAGAGTTGCCTAGTCTTAGGTCAGCATTTGGAGCGACGGACCAAAGCAAGTTGAGCTTGTTGGTCAAGAACATCACGTTGCCTAACTATTCTATTGATGTTGATACCTTCAATCAATACAATCGCAAGAGACTGGTACACTCGAAGATCAATTACGAACCAGTTACCGTGGAGTTCCACGACGACCATGGCGACTTGGCACGTAGCCTATGGTTCAAATACTTCCAATACTACTACAAGGATCCCAGCCAGCCCTACGGAACGGTAGAGGGCAACACGGCATTATCAAATCAAGCACCTGGTGCCAGATCTGATTACAATAGAAGAGATATCTATGATCAGCAACGTGCCGGCAACGATTGGGGTTATTCAGCGGAAGATGGCGGTTCTGGAACGAAACCGAGCTTCTTTAAGGACATCACGATATATGGCATGAGCCAACATAACTTCGTGTCATACACATTGATCAATCCACAGATCACATCATACAGACACGACACCTATGATTATTCTGAAGGTGGCCAACCAATGGCCAACAGCATGGAGATCAGATATGAGACAGTCAAATACGGTGCTGGTGCCATCAATGGTAGCACAGGAGCACCTATACCAGGTTTCGCACAGGCAGAACACTACGACAAGGAGCCAAGCTCATTGAGCCGTGCGGGATCCAACAATAGCATACTGGGCCAGGGAGGCCTGCTAGATGCTGGTGTTGGTGTTGTTGAGGATCTGGCATCAGGTAACATACTGGGTGCGGCCAAGAAAGTGGGCAGAGTCGTACAGACTGTTGATAGAGATGGAATCAAAGGAGCCAAGAAAGAAGTATTGGGTGCCGTGATCAGAGAAGGAATACCTGCGGCCACGAAGGCAGTTACTAATTTCCCAACCCCGCCCAGAAAGGCTGAATATAACTCAAACCTTCCTGATTCGGCATTAGAGAACTACGTGGCATTTCCAAATGGTCCTAAACAGGATACAACTACAAACAACAGGCCAACAACTTTGGTCAACGCGAATACCAATTCGCCTGTAAACACCGCAGGTGGCCCAGCCCCAGGAGTCAGGGGATATTCTAGATCTGACTTGACGGAGACCATCACCAATGCCGACGGTAGCGTGACCACGACGACAAGACAGACAGTAACATACAATGGTCCCGTGAACAGCACCGCAGAAATCAACAGAAACACATAATGGTAGGTTAAATACTATTATGGGCACAGTTAACGTAACAAAAGACACACAGGAACAGTCAGTAACACTGACAGATGAGTTCTATAAGAAGACCACATCGATCAGTCAGAATGACTACGAGATAGTTAGGACATTCTTCAAGTCATATGGATATGATAACGACATCGCAGATGACTTCACTGCGGTATTCTTCCAGATCCTGGACGCATACAACATAACACAAGACGAACTGCTCAAGGAATTCAAGGCCTCGGGAGATGCCGTTACACTATCACAAACGGTGGCATACTATCTCAACGGCCTTAGATCAAAATCAACTTTGGTGGGCGTCAGCGTGGTACAACAACCTAACTATTACGCGGCCCGAAACGTGGTCAAGTAATGGCCAAGTGGGCACAGGGAGACTACGTCCTACTCAATCCCGAGAAGTACGTGGGCACGAAAGGACCCCACTACCGCTCAGGTTGGGAACACGCTTTCATGAGATTCTGCGACACACACCCTAGCGTCACCAAGTGGGCCAATGAGTCCGTCAAGATACCCTACAAGGATCCTTTCACTGGCAGACAACGCAACTACATACCTGACTTTTTAGTACAGTACCAGAACAAACATGGTAAATTAATAACGGAACTGGTAGAAATTAAACCAAAGAACCAGAGCATCATTGAGAGCAAGAACCAGAACCGTAGGTTGAGAGAGACAGTTGCCCTCAATCATGCCAAGTGGGAACAGGCCGCTCGTTGGTGTAAGGCCAACGGCATAACCTTCCGTGTGGTAACAGAGGAAGACATATTTAGGAGTGGTGCTAGATAATGACTAAGAAATTAGAAGAGATGTTTGATCTTGATCCCATCGAGGAACAGGAAGAGAACGAATTAACGACACCGATAGAACAGGCAAACACACCCATTCCCGCGGATACCATTAAGAATATCGATAAGATAGAGTCTGCACTACCCACGGTAAAGGGACTGGAAGCCAGCGATCAGGAGATGGATGAGCTGGGACAACTGGCACAGGACTCCTACAAGGACCTGATGGATCTGGGAATGAACGTGGATTCACGCTTTGCCAGTGAGATATTCGGTGTGGCCAGCGGTATGCTAGGACATGCCATAACCGCAAAGACGGCCAAGATCAACAAGAAACTGAAAATGATTGATCTACAGTTGAAGAAGGCACAGTTAGATCAGAGAGAAAAACAGATAGCACACAAGAAGGGTGAGAACATAGAGACGGGAGAGGGACACATCCTGGATCGCAACGAACTCCTGGAGCAACTACTGAAAAATAAAGACTCAAATGAATAAAACTGTATAAATACAGTCAAGGTAGGGAAAAATTATGAAAACATATTACGAATATTTAATAGAAGCAGAACAGACTTACAAGTACAGGGTCAAGGTTGCTGGTGGATGTGACGCAGAGTGCCTGAAGGAACTCGAATCACAGTTGGGCAAGTTCGATCTAGTGAACATGAGTTCACCCAAGACGACACCTGTCATGGAACAGCCAACTGATTTTCCTGGCGTCAAGAACATGGAAGTCTGCTCATTTGACGTTGAGATGGCATATCCAGCAAGTGCTGACGCACTATATGAAATGCTTGAGGCATGCACGAACAAGCCCAAGTCTCAGATCAAGGTGGTCAGCGAGCATTTCGCTAAATCCTGGGAAGAGAACGAGGGTTCCGAGCCAGAGGAAGGCCCGATCCTAGAGAAGGACATGCCGGACTGCCCGGAAGCCAAGAAAGCAGGTGAGGATTATGCTGATCCATCACACGCCCTACCAGAAAAGACAACGAGATTCAAGTTTGCGGCTCCAGAAACACCAAAGGCACAGACAACAAATGATTTACCGATGGGTGATAAGTCAGCCATGGGTAGCGTGAAACCAAAACTACCAGACGTTAAGTCGTTTGCTAGATAGGAGACATAGACCATGGAAATGTATGACGTATTAAACAAATTAAAACAAATTGAAAACCCAAATGAGGATCAAGCAAGAGCCATTGAGAACGCAGAGAAGATGAACAACCCTACCAACCCTGCGACTACCAATACTCTAATGCCTCAAACACAAGAAGTTTCGGCAACAGGTCAAGACGTATATCAACCTGTGGCAGAAGAAACTCCTGTAGAATATGCTAAACTAGCAGGTATCCAAACATTAAATGTTCAAACAGATGCTCCTGACACTACAAACGAGTCAGTTGAAGTAAAAGAAAAAGCGTTAACAGAAGCAGAATGGTTTGTAAAAGCCACTGATCTTGTTACATATGAAATGGATGTAGAAGCAAACTCTAAACAAGAAGCTGAAGCAAAGGCGTATGATATCTTACAGAGCGAAGATAAGGAAGACTACTCAGCAGGCGGCGAAGGTGCAATAGTCCAAAGTGTTCAGATGTATGAAGGCGTTGAGGAAACGATCGAAGAAGCAAAACCAGACTTCCTAGACTTGGACAAGGATGGCGACAAAGAAGAGCCAATGAAGAAAGCGGCCAAAGATAAAGAAGATATGAAAGAAGAAGACACTACTCCAGAGCAGTATGAGAAGAACGAAAAAGTTTCTGAGGAAGTAGAAGAAATTGAATTAGACGAAGCATATGATCCTGCCCATGTTAAAGGTATCGTTGACAAACATGAGAAAGAAGGACACAAAGTTCAAATGGATCGTCCAGAAGATGGTGCTCAAGGCTTTACTGTTACATTCAAAGATGGCAAGAAACGCCATTACAAATATACACAAGGCGGTGTTAAAGTTCAATCATTGGAACCTGAAGAGCCACTAGTGGATCCAGATGCTCCTAAGAGAGAACGTGGACGTCCCAAGAAGGAGTCAGAGGAGTTGAACCTAGACTCTATGATGGAAGACTTCGAGAAGAAATACACAGAACAGTTGAATGAGGGTGTCACATTGACACAGTCAATCGATGATCAAGGTAACGAGAACGTGAACGTCAGTGCTAACGGTGATCACGTTGACATGATCAAGAATCTACTAAAACTATCTGGCATGCGTTCAGATGGATACAAGGAATACGAGGGCGAGGAAGAGGCAGTCGAGGAAGAAAGAGAGATCGAGTACTCCAACACTCCAAAAGAACGAGTTGCTGACGTTGACACACAGTTGAACAAGATGTCAGGTGGCGTTAACGAACCCAAGCCAAAGTCAGCGGCAAAATCTAACTCATTCCCCTTACATGAAAAGGAAGAAGATCTAGCAGAGAGCATGATGGATCTTTACAAGGAATATAAGGATTCTGAATAATGTCTTTCAAGAAGTATCTAGCAGAAGCAGAGAGGAGCCATGCCAATCCAGTAACGGATGACCATGTTGACTTCATCATTAACCTAGACACGGTGATCGAATCCATCGTTGAATCACACGATGACGAGTCAATCACATTGATCATGGATGAGGACTGCCAGGCCATGCTTGAAAGTTGCGGATGCCAGTTTGAACCAGGCGTTGAGTTCGCAGTGTTCGACGAGGCAGAGTACCAGGGCAAACAGGTAAAACTGAATGATCCCATCAGGACCTCAGAGAATCCAAAGAAAAAATTCAAGGTATATGTCAAGGACCCCAAGTCAGGCAACGTGAAAGTTGTACGCTTTGGCGATCCCAACCTATCAATCAAGAGAGACGATCCAAAGAGACGTAAGTCATTCCGTGCCAGACATGGCTGTGACAAGGCGTCTGCGAAAGACAAGACCAAGGCAAAATACTGGTCGTGCTACCAGTGGCGTAAAGGCGCAAAGGTCAACAACTAATGCGTGCCAAGGACTTCATAACTGAGGCTCCTTACGGTGGCATGGGCGGCAAGCGTCCCGGAAAGATGAACAAGCAACACGCCGCGGCAACTCCCGGAGCATATACAGCAGACATGGACAGATACTATGGCATGTATCGTGCCAGCATGTTGATGGCACGTGCCCCTGGTGACGATTCAGACATAGACACAGAAGCATTCATAACAACCAGACCATACATGGGCGCCTACACAGAGGCAGAACGCAAGATGATTGATGCCGCGAACAAGGCCATGGGTCTCAAGACAAAACCAGAAGCAGAGGGACCATCCGGAGAGATGGAAGATACCAATAAGCAATCACCAGTGATGGGAGCAAAATGGCAGAGGAAAAAGAACAAGTAAGGTGTAAGAACTGCGGGTGCAACGCACACTGTGGCATGAGTTGCCAGGAGTGTTGGGAATGTACCGAGTGCGAATGTACCTACTGCGAGGACTGGGAAGAATAGATTTTTAAAACATTAACCGGGGGGTTAAGATGTACGAGTATAGAGTTCACGTCAATAGAGTCGTTGACGGTGACACGGTAGACGTGGATATAGACTTAGGATTTGGTGTTTGGTTAAAGGATGAGCGTGTAAGAATAATGGGCATTGACACACCAGAATCAAGAACACGTGATAAAGTAGAGAAAGTATTTGGTTTAGCATCAAAGGCTAGATTAAAATCACTGCTAGGAAAGACAGCAATTCTTAAAACACAAATCAATAAAAATGGAGAGGATATGAAAGGCAAATTTGGACGTATCCTAGGTGACTTCGTTGCACCCGACGGAAGAATGGTTACGGACATTCTCGTTGAAGAAGGACACGCTGTTGCATACTTTGGCGGATCAAAAGAAGAAATACAAGCCAAACACCTAGTCAACAGGGAAAAACTGTTACGTGAGAACGTCGTGGACAGGGCAGAGTATGACGCGGCAGTGATCAAGGAAGCACGAGAGAAGAAATGAAGATCAGAGAAGTAGTAAACGAGAAGAAGACCAAGCAACGCCTAGATCCCAAGTGCTGGAAGGGTTACAAGAAACAGGGCACCAAGATGAAGGGCGGAGTCAAGGTCAACAACTGCGTTCCTAAATAACATCGTTCCGTTAAGGTAAATAGTGTTATGGCACTTAACGGAATATCAACACAATCATCAAAACAGCTCAAACAAGAGCAGAAACTTGAAATCGCCGAGGCAAAGAGACAGGGCAAGACGGTCACAGCCGCGGCAAGTTCATACTCCATCACGGGCAGTGGTGATGACACTGTCAACTATTACAGATCACTAAACGTAGAGAGCATTGATCTATTACCAACGAAATACTCTGGCAACGCCATAGTAGATAATACAGCGGACGGCGACGTATTGACCTTGGGGAGACCATGGGGAGCGGCCTCGGTAGGTGTGTTAGTCACACCGGCAGATGATCCAGAAGAAGCAGTTTCACCAACCACGTTTGTGACCTTACAGTTCTGGTATGATGGTGCTGACACTGATCAGTTCGTTCCGAGTGCGACTGATGAGGGCAAGATCACTCAGTGGACTGATAAATCCGTCCTGGCACATAATGCCAATCCAAGTGGTGGTGCCGCGGCGAGACCAAGTTACGAGAACACCACACCGTTGAACGGTTATGGTTACTTAGAGTTTGACGGCAATGATCATTTAACTATCAACCCATTCACTGATCTACAGAGCCAACCAGGCTTCACGATGTTCATACTCAGCAAGTTTGATAACACCACGGGCACCAAACACCTGTCAGACACCACTAGCGGTGACTTGGCCATGTTCGCCAATGGCACGACAATGACAGTGGGCATGGAGGGTGCGACAGCAACAGTGGCTAGTGAGGCTAACACCAATTGGGCCATACACACATTAGCGTTTGACGGTAGCCAGACTGGCAATGCCGCAAGATTAGTATACAGAAAAGATAAGACTGCTAAGACACTGTCATTCACGGGCACCGTGGGAGCGACAACCAACGCATCACAGACAACATTTGACTTAGGTAATGAGAACGGTGGCGGGTCAAACGGACACGTGGGCTACATGGCAGAGGCCATACTGTTCAAGAAGGCACTGACCTCCGCAGAGATACAGAACATTGAGAACTATTTGAGCAACAAGTGGGATTTATAAGGAGTTAACGTGTTTACCAGGATTAATGTTCCCTTAGTCCAAGATCCTAAATGTTCAACACCATTGGTGTTCGCACCCTACGCCAAAGACTTCCAATACTATGACAAGGATGGCTTCGAGCTCTGCATGGCAGAACGCAGATACTACGACATGGAGCGCCATCCCATCACTGACCCCATACTGAACCATTGTTGTTGGCAACAGACATGGTTGAAGATAGATCATCCCAAGCTCATACTGGATCATGCCATGCTGTTACACAGATGTGACTTCCAGGACGGAGCACGTGAGCAGTTGACGGAGATCAAGAAGAGGATACCACAGGCAGACCTACTGTTACGCACCAGACAGCAGTGGGGGTGGGACTTTGACTTGGACGGTGTCACCGATGACGGAGAGGTCTTCGAGGTATTGCACGTCGAATTGGACTTCAACGACTTCGAGCAGTTCGAGTCGAGGCTGTACGAGTTCGAGGAACGCATAGAACAGATAGATTGGGACTATGCCGCGGAACGCATATGGTCAATGAGGGATCATTGGCTACCCCTAAAAGGTTTCGCACAGAATGATTGGAAGGCTAAGTATTTGCTAGGATGGGACCGGAGTGAATACACTGAAAAAGCCGTATAAGGAGTTCGCTCCGGACTACGAGATCATAAACACCACCAAATTTATCTACCACCCGTAATAGACACGATAAGTAAGTCAAACAACTAGGAAAGAGAAAATGTTTGACGCGGCAAAATTAAAATTATACTACGACTTCCTGCTAAACACTATGAAGGACGAGGGAGAGATTCCTGAGCTACAAGCGGTAGTGGGTCAGGTAGTGGAACAATTCATCAAACCCTTAAAACTTAAAAAGACAGCCAAGATATTGGACGTGGGCTGTGGCGTGGGCTACTTCATGGATGAGATGAAGTCGATGGGCTACAAGGACTTGACCGGAGTCACATGGACCGCGGGTGACATCGAGGCCTGTGGGAAGAAGAAACACAAGGTCATCAAGGGAGATATCAACTTCATCAAGGACGATGACGACAAGTATGATCTCATATTCTGTAGGCACTCTCTCGAACATTCAGTGTTCCCCATGATCGCTCTCATGGAATACAACAGATTGCTCAAGAAGGGTGGCTTGCTGTATGTCGAGATGCCGGCTCCTATGAATGCCCGACAGTACGAGAATTGGGACACGCATTATTCCGTGATGAACGAGGTTATGTTACAGAGCCTCATCATGAGGGCGGGATTTGATGTAGAGTGGTATCGCAACGCCAGCGTGCCTATCACACACAACGAGACCGGACGAGTAACACAGGACACTTATAACTGCGTATTGGCGAAGAAAAAGGCCACGTTAGCAGTTAAATAACTGTATGGACATCAAAGACTTAAAGAGGCTAGCAGGCGTTAAAGACACACCTGATATGGGAGAAAACATATCTCATACAGCATCTGAAAAAGCGGCCTATCAACGTAAACATAATATTAGACCAGGTGATAAAGAGTGGTTCCAGTTGTGGTTTTCACAACCTCACTTAACAGGTGAGAACCCAATGCCCAAAGGTAAGTAATGGCACAAAAATCATTAGACGGTGTATTAATTAAAAAAGCTCACAAGAAGATGAGCTACACTGTTGAACAGATAGAGGAGTTCAAGAAGTGTGCTGATCCTAAAACAGGTCCTAGATATTTTCTAGAGAATTTCTTTCACATACAGCACCCTACCCGTGGTGGTATCAAGTATGATCCCTATGAATACCAAGAACGCTTGATAGACACATATCACAACTATCGCTATTCAATATCAATGATGCCTAGGCAGACG